CTGTCGGAAAAAGTCTCGCTTCTGGAGCGGAAACTGGAGGCTTTGGCCCATGGAAAGGGCTCAAAAGGGCAGTAGTAGGTAGGAGACCCACATGGCAGACGAAAACCCGCTTCGGCCAATTGTCACCAACTGGCTGAAGAAGATCGAACTTGCGAAGAAGCACAAAAAGCCCTTCTCGGACGATGCGAAGGAGGCGATGGGCTTCTTCTGCGGCGAGTACGATGCCATGTGGGGGTCCAGCCAGAGCGCTGGCTACAACAAGGGGATTGATGCGCCGCCGTTTAGGATCGTCATCAACCGGGTCTGGGAGGCCGTCCGCATCTTCACGGCGGTCATCCACCACCGGAACCCGGTGCGGACCTGCAAGCCCAAGAACTATCCGGTGATCGGGCCAGAGTTGCTGGGCATCTTCCCCCAGCCCCCTGTGCCGCAGATGGGTCCCAACGGTCCCGTGATCGGTCCAGACGGCCAGCCCGTGCTGATGCCCGATCCGGGTATGCAGCAGTACCAGCAGATGGCGCAAGAGCAGCAGTTCCTGCAAATGCGGAGAGGACTCGTCTCCAACCTCTTGGCCGACTACCTGAACTACACCCCCAATGAACTGAACCTCAAACACCACTCCCGCAAGGTGGTGGAGGAGGGTTTTATTAAGGGTGCGGGTGTCTGGTGGCATGAGCTGTACCAGCCGCCGGGGGCGTCCGTGAAGATGGCCGGCAGCTTCTACGACACCGTTGACAATCTCGTTTGGGACCCCGACGCCGACGAGTTCGATGACATCCTGTGGTGCGCCCGCAAGCGCTGTCATCCCATTGACTTTGTCGCCAATAAGTTCGGGCTGAACCCAGATGACCTGAAGGGCCACATCGAAAGCTACGGCTCCAGAGAGTCTGAGGATGACCGTGGCTACGAGATGAAGAAGAAGAACGGGAAGACGAACGACCTGATCGTCTACTGGGAAATCTATTCCAAGACCGGGTTCGGTGATCGCCTGAAGGACGCCGACAAGGAGCTGAAGGGCAAGTTCGACTCCCTCGGCCCGTACTGCTATATCGTCGTAGCGGAGGGAGTTGAATTCCCGCTGAACATCCCGCCTGCCGCATTGCAGGAGGAAGTGGACGAGACCGGCATTCCGCCGGCGCTGTTCCAGAACGTCATGTGGCCGATCCCGTTCTGGCTGGAGCCCAACGGGTGGCCGTTCACGCTGTTCTCCCTCCATGGTAAGCCCGGGTACTCATGGCCCATCTCCCTGATCCGGCCGGGGTTGGGAGAGTTGAAATTCATCAATTGGGCGATGAGCTTCCTCGCCAGCCGCATTGCCATCTCTTCGACCACTCTGATCGGTGTCGCAAAGGCCGCGGACCCTGACCTAAAAGCCAAGATTTTGGATAAAAGCGAGAAGGGCTTCAACATCGTTGAAATCTCAGAGGCCGTTGGGCGCTCTGTCAATGACGTGATCAGCGTGTTCCAAATGCCTGGGGTGACCCAGGACATGTACAACATCATCGCTGAGGTGACCGCGCTCTTCGACCGGCGCGTTGGCCTGACTGAGCTTATTTACGGCATGACCAGAAACCAGTTCAGGTCAGCCGCAGAGGCGGCCGTGAAGGCCGAACAGATTTCGGTTCGCCCAGACGATTACGCCAACATCTTGGAAGACGCCATGAGCGAGGTGGCCCGCAAGGAGGCCCTCATGGCGCGCTGGCTGGTGGAGCCGCAAGACGTTGCTCCTCTCATGGGCAACATGGCAGCGCAGGCGTGGGCCATGCACGTTAAGGGCGAGGACCCTGAGTCCATCGTTCGGGAGTACTCCTACCGCATCGAAGCCGGGTCGGCACGCAAGCCGAACAAGGCGACCGAAGTGGAGCAGGTCCAGCAGGCGATGCAGGTCCTCATGCCGGTGGCGCAGGGCCTCCTCCAGGCCGGTCAGCCGCAGGTCTTCAACGCGCTCATGGAGGACTTCGGCAGGGCGAACGACATCGACGTTTCCCGCTATGTAATTCCGCCTCCTCCCCCGCCTCCCCCTGGCCCGCCCCCCGGGGAGCAGCCTCCGCAAGAAGGTCCCCCGCCCCCCGAAGGACAGTAACTAATGGACGTTCCAAGCCACATAAGAAGAAGAGGACCGGAAGCGGCGCGGATTTGGACAACCGCCATGGAGTCTGGGGCTGGGGAGAAGTTCGCCGAGATGTGCGCGCTTCAGACCCCTCCCGGCACCAAGGGTTCCGACCGGGCTTTCTTTGAGGGCAGGAGCAACCAGCAGCAGTTTGACGAGATGCCGGTGCGACAGGCCAAGTGGCTCCTGAAGGAAGCCAAGGAGGCCGGGATCAATCCGACTGGGAAGTACTACTTAGGAGGCCTTGCGGACAAGAGGGGATGGCGTGACCCGAAGGCGTGGGTTTCTTCCGTGGACGATGTCAAAAGGGTTGCGCAAGAACGCAACCTCCACGTTGAAGGGGCTGTCACTGTCGAAGGCCGTGCGGTGCCGCCCAAGAGAAAGGTCCTCAGCGAACAGATCATCCGAGACGAGATGCGCCGAAACCCCGGCATGAGCCGAGACAAGATCATCGAAAAACACGCCCACCCACTGAAGAAGAAGGGAAAGTAATGTCCGTAGAAATTAAGCGTGAGTTCGCCCCGAACTTTAGCGTCACCGCCAACTCCGCGGCCGGCAGCACCACGGGGAGGTTCCCGTACAACCACTTTGCCGGCGGCATTGTCTACATCGCCGCCAGCAGCGGCTGCACCCAGATCAACTGGCACGCGGCGCTCTCGCAGGGCGACACGGGCGCCCAGGTCTACGACGGCGGGAACGCAGTCACTACGGCCGTCACGGTTGGGTTCCACCCGATCCCAGACGCGCTCTTCGCCAGCAAGTTCGTCGTACCAATTGCGACCGGCGCAACGACCGGCATGGTGATCCAAGTGGGGCTAAAGGGATGAACACAATTACCGAAGCCGCAGTGGCGGCGGCAGACAGCCCGAAGATTCTCTCCGAAAAAGTGATGCTCTTCGTCCAGACGGCGAAGGGCCTCGCTGTTGATGGGCTCTCACTGTCTGACTTTGGGGAGCTGCTCATCGCCCTGCTGCGGCTGTGCGTCTCGTTCTTGGACTCCATCCCGGAAGCCGGCGAGGCCAAGAAGGCCTACGCCATGGAGGCTGTTGCGCTTCTCTATGACGAACTGATCGACAAGATCATCCCGATCTGGGCGTGGCCGGTGTGGATGATGCTGCGGCCCGTGGCTCGCCCGCTTGTGATGGCCCTAGCCTCCGGTGCAATCGAATCGCTCCTCCCACTCGTAAGGCTTGTGAAATGACCATATGGGAACAAGCCCAGGCCCTGAAGGAGTGGTTGCCGCTCTTCCTCTACGCAAGCAAGATTTCCAAGTCGAAGTCGGATGCGGAGAGGAACGAGCACATCAGCGGCGCTGCCCGGTGGTTATCGGCGCAGACCAAGACCACACTGGACGACGAGCTTGTGTCCCTGTGCCAGAGAGTGATCGCCACGGAGCCCGGGAACGATCTGGTGAACTGGGTAGTGAAGAAGCTGGAGACTACCTAGATGGACTACTACCGTCTGGCGGCGATAGCGATTGGGGTCCTTGTATTCGCCTATCCGTGGATGAGGAGCCTCCTCTTCAAATCGCCTTCGGCCCCGATGAGTTCTTCGGAGATCACGCAGAAGGACTTGGAGTCGGTCCTGCACATGGCCCACAGGCTGCGAAAGCTGGGGTGCCAAGAGGGCGCGGTGATGTGCCAAAAGCTCTTGGACATCATGCTGAATCATGGGGTGCGTTGATGCGGTACATCCTGGCCGCTGCGCTGGTCGGCTTCGGCGTCTACGGGATGCCGGGGCTGAACTTCGGTTCCGGCGCGTTCGGGATGCCTCGCTCTGAGGCTCAGTACGTTGCCGACCTCTACCGCGGTATCGCCAGGGTGGTACTGATCGACAAGGAAAAGAAACTGTCAGATACCGACAGGTTCAGGGTATTTCACACCTCCTGCCTGAAGATGGCCATCCGCGCCGAAGCGGTGGGGCAGTACCCGGGCTTGGATGACTTCATCGAAAAGTCGTTTGCGGAAGCGTTGGGCGGCACGGAGGTGCAGACGGTCGATGAGTCTACAAGGCCGAAGCTGATCCAAGCCTGCGACACCATTGCCAAGAAGTTAGATGGCTGGTGACATCGGCGAACAGTATGCCGGTGGGCTCATCGGCTGTAGGGATGATGCTGAGAGCGACAGGCGGTTCGCCGATCACATCCGCGCTACTGGCGGTGACCCGGTCGGTGGCGATGTCATCTACGAGTGGGGGCTGAAGGACATCGGCAAGGGGAAGCTCGTCACCCCTTGGGTTGTGGTGGAGCAGGTCTTCCCAGGTTGCTGGCCTGGGCCAGCGCAGGATATTGGGGACTGTTTCCCAGCCGGCACGCTGGTCAGCATGGGCGACGGCACGGAGAAGCCGATTGAAGCCGTGAAGGTGGGCGATGTCGTTGTCTCGCACACCGGGCAAAAGCGGCCGGTTCTCAGCACTATTACCAAGACGTTCGACGGCGCTCTGATTGAAATCCAAGCGGCCTGCTGCGATGAGCGGGTTTCCGCCACGCCGGATCACAGATTTGTGGTGGTTGAATCAGGGGAACAAAAGTGGAAAGCCATCGGCGGCATCACGGTTGGGGATGTGGTGGTTCACCACGGGGAATCCCCGGTCAGTCGATGGGAGAGCTTCCCGTTTAAAGGATTCGTCTACTGCATCGAAGTCGAAGAAGATCACTCTTTCTTGGCGAACGGCTACGCGGTCCACAACTGCGTCTCCCACGGCTGCAAGAACGCCTGCCTCACAACGCTCGCTTGCGAAATCTACGACGCCAAGCCCGACGAGATCACTGGCCGGATCGAAGGCGCACCAGAGCTTCCGCCAGAAGGGATCAGTGATGGCGTCCTTTCCACGGAGGCAATTTACTGGTGGCGTGGCCACGGCGGGGCAAACGGCTGGGTGTGTTCTGATGCCGCGCGGCAGGTGACCACGAACGCAGGCCTGTGGCCGCGCAAGCCGTACCCGGAGTTGGGGTTTGATCTCACAACCTACTCTGGCAGTAAGGCAACCAAGTGGGGCGGCACTCCTCCTCCTGAGAACGTCGCCAAGGTTGGCCGTGAACATCTCATCCGCACTGCCACAAAGGTCACTGGCAGAGAGCAAGTCAGAGACTTCTTGGCCGCAGGGTATGGCGTGTTTAACTGCTCTGGTCTTGGGTTCAGCCGCACCAGAGATGAGTTTGGCGTGTCCCGTCAGAGTGGGTCATGGAGCCACTCGCAAGATTTTGCCGGGTACGACGATAGGCCAGAGACGCATGAGAAGTATGGGCAGGCTTTGGTCCTCTGGCTCAACTCCTGGGGCCGCTCATGGAACTCAGGTGGACGCAAGGTGCGCGGCACTGAGCTGCTGATCCCAGAAGGATCGTTCTGGGCTCTGGCCGACACCATAGATAGCTGTTCTTGCTTTGCGCTTTCCTCCGTGGCGGGATGGCCGCGCCGCAAGATGCCCGACTACGGCGCAAGGGGGAACATATGAGGTACGCCCTGCTGCTGGTGATCTTCCTGGGATGCGCCCGCAGGGACCTCGCCCCGGTCGCCGCTGTGTACGGCACGTACGGCCTTCTGGATTACAAACAAAACATCGTCGTTAAGGAATGTCCCCCAAGCTGCAAGTGCAACGGCACCGGGAAGGTGCGCACGGGTGACGGCCTTGCGATTGTGGACTGCGGTTGCCCAAGCACATGCAAGTGCAAGGAGGGCAAGAATGACGCTAGATGAACTGAAGCAGGACGTGTGGGGGCAGTTGCCGGTTCGCAGGCTGGTGGTCGGCCGGCGGCGGGTCAACAACTGGATCGATCTTGCCATTGAAAACTGGCAGGAGGAGGAGTTTGCGGCCGCCCCAGAGGGCTATCAGCAAGAACTGGTTGTCCAAGGCGTGGTGCAGTCCATCCGCCGCATGGACGAGGTGATGTCAGACGAAGAACCCAAGCAATATGGCTTTCTATGGATGCTTCTATTAAGCGGGCTGGTGTCGCTGGTGGTCCAGCTTCTCCTGAAGTGGTGGTCGAAAGACGTGGCGAACAGGGCGTCCATGAAGCAATGGAAGACAGAGATGACGGCATGAACGAGCGGGCGACAATCCTTTCACTTCTGGAACGGTACGGCTTCGGCCTTGCGCTGGCGTCGGCCGTCCTGTGGTTCGTTCGCACTGACATAGTGGTCCCGATGGTGACCGCCCACGCCTCGTTCCTCCAAGAGATGGCCCTGGCGCAGCGGGAGATCGGCACGGCCCTGCGGGACCAAGCGGAGATTCTGCGGGAATTGCGCAGCGAACGGCTTGCCCAGTTGAAGGGCATTAACCCTATGCCATGAGAGCGCTAATCCTAGCCCTGTCGCTGGCAGTGCCAGCCATCGCCGACGATGTCATCGCCTTCACCCGCCCGGGGTGCAGCCCGTGCGAGAGCTTTAAGAAGGACTTTTCCAAAGACCCCAAGATGGCCGAACCGCACACGCTACACGTCATGGATTCCCGTTCGGAGCTGGGAGACAGCTACGGTATAAAAGTTGTGCCGACGTTCGTTCGACTGAAGGACGGCCAAGAGGTGGCCAGGAAGGTTGGCTACGCCGGCAAGAGCGACCTTCGGTACTGGCTGGATCGCTAAGGCCCTATCTCAACCTACTAGAGCGCATTTCACCATGCCGATGTCGCCGCGACTTCTCCGCCCCCGCGCGTCTGGCGTCCACCCAGAGGCGGCCGTCTGGAAAAACGCCGTCATATCCAATAGCGGGACCGTCAGCGGATCGAC